GGAGTGTACCAGCGTGTTGAGTGAACCATCAACTTCAAGGTTACAGTCCCCCACCACTTTAACACTACATGTTCCGCCGACTGTAACGGTCGCTTTACCATTAATATAGACATACCCATTGCGTTCTAAGATCGTATAATCATCACCGACAATTCTCGTGACTCGTGTTCCATTCACATCAATTTCAGTGAACGTACCTGACTTATGGTATTGGTGGATCCGTTCGTTTCCAGCTGTATCATCAAACTCGAGAATATGTCCACTCTCCGTTTCCACTACATGGTTGTAGGGATACGCAGCATTGTAGGGCACAGGTGGTTGATCCCATGTATCCATATCCAATGCAGTCTCTACTGCTGTCATTCGCTCAGCATCCTTTTTCCCTACCACGGTGAGTGCAATCTTTTGATGCCGTGCAAGACGGTTTGTATCCGGTTCGCCAATAAAGGCCGTTTTCGGATATACCTTATTTGGATCTGCAAATCCAATATCTACCGTCGTCTGAACGAGGTCAGTATTTTGTGTGAGGGAAGCGACAGTAGGTGCCGGAGGAGGTGCAGAGGGCTGAATTCGGTCGGGAATTTGATCGGGACTCGGAACTGACGTACCCGCACTAATAGATGACCCAGCTGCACCACCAACGGCCTTGAATCCCAGATTGAAATATGTAGAGGACGTAGTGTTATTAGCGTCCGTCTTTATTACACCATTGTAATGGTCTTTAGCTCCACCGGGACCAAGCAAATGACTTACTGCAAGATATCCTGCAACGTCCCCCTTCGAGGACATGTCTGTTACAATGCCTGTTCTATACAAATATCTGTAGTTCACCTTCAAGTTTTGAAGCATTGCTGCATCTTGTGCCGCTTTGTTATTTATGAACGCTGTGGCTGATCCGCCCGCCTTTTCGGTCCACACACTATCCGTTGCAAGACAGAAAAATCGGAAATTTGACTTCTGACTGTCCGTCATATTGTCGTATGCAGACGTCTGAACAATCCAACCATTGTTTTGTGCTACCAGGGCGTAGTCCTGGACACCGCCCGCCTTGTGTTGAGCAAATGCGCCCTGCCGAATGTATCCAAAATCTGCAAGAAGATCGGCACCTATCTGATAGGCACCAATATACCCATATTGATTGCAGATATTATATTTCCCACCACTCTCGCGTGAGGCGATAGCGGCAGTTAACTTATCTACTTCAATCTGTGTGAGTGGGCCTATAATGCCAGTTGTCGGTACCGTGACGGTGTCAGGCGATGGCGGCTGGATAGTGTCGCCGGTCGATTTGTTGACATATACGTGCCCTTGCGGATCGGCAGCGGGCGGGGTGGTACTCGTCTGTTCATCCCGCGTAGGGTTCCGAGTGTCATACAACGTTTCATCGATCTGCGGTATGCCACCAAACGTACCCATAATCACCGGCTCTTGACAATCATCTCCATCACGAAAGAAACCAAGAACCCACGTTCCCTCTACAGGACCCAGCGGCGTTGTGCCGATGCCATTCATTGCTGCGCTGGTGATACTCTGCATCGGGAAAGCCCACGGCAGATCTTCTGTTGGAAGTTCTGTCTTGTTTGGATTGTGATACCCCACAATCCGCACGCGGCAGCGACCTAAGAGGAGTGGATCATTTCTATCCTCCACGACGCCATTGAACCAGAAGAACCCGCCGTTCTGATAGAGATTGATCATGTTATCCTACTGACTGCTTAAAAGAATCCTTCACAATCTCATAGCGCATGGCGTGCTTTCCTGGCGTAAACGTGTGGCGAATTGCTGTCGTAAAATACAAACCACTTAATACGGGATCAAACGGCGTGTCGGTATTGAATGGCTTATCCGTACCGTTAGGGAAGTGGTAATAGATTAACTGTCCAACTTCAGCATCAGTTCTGCCCGCAACGTCTATCTCGAGACGTATGTTGCTGGCCTCTTGTAGAAGCGTGTTCCGTTGCAGTGCCCAATTCTGGTATTGTGGATCATCGAAATCATTGAACATCCGAAACTGCTTGGTCCGAAGACTCCGATAGCTTGTACTATTTTTCGGCGTGAGGCTATGAAATGGCGGCTTGAGCGATTGTGGTGAGCTCGTGATGTTATTACCTTGAACCGTGTAGTCCTCGAGATGTTTGAAGCTATTGAAGTTAGAGAGATAATCCCACGTCCATTCCTTATATTGTTTCAGAACCAAATCCTGTGTGTACATCGTTGCCGCAAGGTAACCACTGTCCTGCGACTTTATGATATCAATGTAGGTTGGGAAACGTTGGTTAAACACGATCTGATACTGGCGATCGATGTTAGGCCGTCGGTATGTGTATCCAGGCGTTTCATCGCGGTAGTTGGCCTGGCTATAAAAGTATTGTTCAAAAATAATACCACTATTTCGTTGCTGCTCAATAAGATCTTCTATACTTGAGAAATAAAATGCCTTATTGCTCTCAAAGAACAAGAAGTTGGGTGCCTTGTTTTGCTTACCCAAACTCCGCGCCGCAAGCCAATTGATTGTTTTTAGCGGAGACCAGTATGGCGCGACCATATGAACACTACTGGCGTGTGGACCGCCACTTACTACAAGATTTGATGTGTCGGTCGTAAAATTGCCGTTCTTGTACCACCGTGGAGACTGGAGATAGTCAAAGAAGAGCTTTGAGACTAACGTATCGGTCGAACCATTAAACGCTTTACTTAGTAGGGACACATTGTCTTGCATCCCTTCAATACTGATAAAGTGAAGTGTGTAAAACTGTTGTCGGTCGTTATCGAATTGTCGGTCTGAAATCCCGTAAATGACAAATGTCTTTCGAATCACATTCTGCGGTGACGTATCGAACCCAGGTGTTCGATATTGGAGGCTTAAGAATTCTCCTCCAACAAGCGGCGCCTTCGAAATCAACCCCTGGGCATCCGCTACAATGATCGTGCCCGTCATGACGTTGGAGAATACATCTTCATAGAGTGTAAGTTGAACATTGAAGTTCTTAATGTCCAACTCTTGCCCATTCACAGTTGTGATAAACAGTTCGTCACAAAAACAGTCACCTGCCGATTGTGTAACATCTGGCGCACCCGCAACATTACCTTGCGCAAATTCAGTCGTGACAGGCATACTATGTAGTAACTAGATGTTGAAACTCCGTAACAAACTCATTCAGGAATTGTGGATCAAGGACCTTGATATTTCGTTTTGCTTCGTTCAATTCTTGCTCGTATTGGAAATGGGTGACTGATTCGATGACGTTTTGGTCAAGCAGTGCTTTGTATCCAGAAATTTCAAATTTGCCATTTACTGTCCGATAGTGGTTAATCTCAGTGAGCGAGCCATATCGTATCATCGTATGAGTTGGGACATCTTTGTCCGCAAGCGGCCATTCGGTCCGAGGGTCGACAATGTTATTGACGAGAAGGACGACCCAGTGATAGTCTTGATTTTGATAATAGCGATACGCAACATCCTCGGGCCGCTCTCCATCCAAGATATAGGTAGAAAGCAATAAGACAGAGGATGAAATATAGTTCTTCCCTGCTGCGACTCTCACAAAGAAGTCCTCCACGACTTTCTGTGTGCCGTCGAGACGTGCTAAGAAGGTAGGGAACAGTGAAAAGTATGCCATTAGAACCCGTAAGTCTTTCCGGTGTAATTGAAATTATCATCCACGCGCTCGCCTGTGAGCATCTCGAGTTCGAGAAACGTTAATCGTAAGCTAATCATCGTTGGTGAACCACCACGGAAGGTGGTGAAATCTCTATCGTCGCCGAACCTAACACTCATATCAGTCAATACGCAACTGCTAATTTTATTCAGGTACGGATTTTCTCCGTTCTGGAAATAGTAGACAATGCTAAACTCGGATGGATAAACCAAGAATAACTTGCTCTTGTCCATTTCTGGGTGCATATTCCGCTTAAAAATACGGAGGATGTTAAAGACACTTTGTGACTCTTGCACACTCTTGGGAAGGAAGGTGTAGTCAAAGGAGAAGGTTCGCATTCCCATTGACTTAAAGAGTTGTTCTTTATATGGATTCTGAACCTTCTTAGATGTTGCCTCTGCTACGTCTTTGACATTAGGTCCACCCGCAACTTTTGGAATCCCACTTGCCGCTGCACGACCGAGCAATTCAAGTCCTCCACTAGCGGCGTTCCAAATAGGCGCATCACTAATTCGTCCACTCCCTACTGCGCCAACATAGCCCATATCACTTTCTGACCAATTAGCCTTATATGCGACAGAAGGAGGGTTGTTAATGTAAAGGGCAATAACATCCTTTACCTTCACAAGCGAACGCTTAGAGAAATGTCCATACACACCTCCCAACGTCCCACCAGCAATACCACCAGCAATCGCACCAATTCCTCCACCAATAACTTTTGTTGCGGCCTTGACGCTAAGTGGCGTTTTACCAATTAATTGATCAGAAAGTGTTTTGGCTCCAGCCTTTGCCGCTGCTGTAGATAATGCTACACCCGTCGCCACCCCAAGGGCTGCACCGGCATGGTCTGCATTGATTCGATTTTGTGCGGTGGTATCATAGTTCGCGTTATCGCCCGTTACCGCATGGCTACTATTAGCGATTGCTGAATCTTCACGTGCGTTCACGTAGAACATTACATAGTTCTGATACTGAACATCCGAGGCAAGTTCTTGCGGGTAGCGATAGATGGTAAGCGCATTTTCGGCCCCCGCATTCTGATGGGCACCCGCATTTGTAGCCGCGTTGTCCACCCCGACCGGAACACGCTGTCCCACTGGTGGGGTTGCGGGTGCAGAAGGGACTTGAACTACGGGTGTTTCAGTGTCGTACAGTGTTGTGCCCATTCACGGCCTCGGATAAATAGATGCGAACCCTGGTCGAGAGTATTTATGAGCGGAAACAAGACGTACACTGGAAAATATCGCCCCCTGAATAAATCAAAATATAGGGGCAATATTGACAATATTGAGTATCGAAGTGGCTGGGAAATGAGATTCATGAAGTGGTGTGACAAGAATCCCAGCGTACTTGAGTGGGGAAGCGAAGAGGTCGTCATCCCCTACGTAAGCCCAACGGACGGGAAGGTACATCGCTACTTTGTTGACTTCTTTATTAAGGTTCGAGACAAGTTTGGAGGAACAAAGAAATACCTCATCGAAATCAAACCTGCCAAATTCACCGTCCCTCCGAAAGAACCGAAACGAAAGACTAAACGGTTTGTCGAAGAATGGATCACCTACCAAGTCAATCAAGCAAAATGGAAGGCTGCAGAAGCCGCATCGAAGAAAGGGGGATTTGAATTCATCGTACTTACCGAACAAGATCTTGGATTAGAT